ACACTGCGCCAGCGTTCAAAGCCTGGGCCGATGATCTGCCAGTCGGTGCCGTGGTCGTATATCTTGAACAGTCCGGCGGCGGTGCGGGTGAAGGCTACAACGGGGATCATGGCGGCGGCTCCTCAAAAGTAAGATGGGGCGCGGTGCGGGTACGCTTCGGCATATCCGGCATCAAACTGTCGGCGGGCCTCGGCGCGGTCCTCTGGCGTCTCTAGTGCCTGGGCGCGGGCAAACCATTGGCGGTGGAAGCTGGCGCGGCTCTCGTCGTGCTGGCGGCGTGCCATGGCGGTTTTGTAGCCGGCTTCGCGGTAGGATTCTGGGCTGTTGAGCATGGCGGGCCTTTCAATAAACGCAGATGCCGCGTGAGTAGTAGGCGGCGGGATCTTTGCCTTCTGGGACATCGCCAGGGCGCAGTATGTAGAGCGGTGCGCCTCGCGGGTCGGTCTGCACATAAGCGGCCAGGGGTGCATGGTTTGCCATGATCGCGGCCAGACGGCGTTCTGCGCCTTTCTCGCGGTCTGGCGTTGGGTATCGGCTGCGGCGTGTGCCATTGTCGTAAACCATATAGGGCTTGTCTGTGGTCGGGTCGCGCTCGATGTACCCGGCATCGGTTCCGCACTTCAGTTCATGCCAACGGGACAGGGTGGAGGCGATGCGGCGAAGCTGGGCGGCTTCTTGATCGGTGAAACCCAGTGCGGCCAGGGTGTCGGCCAGTCGGGCGCGGCGTTCGTATTCTTTGCGGGTCATGGTGTTTGCTCCTGTGGTTTAAAGGGTGGCGCGGTCTGCGAGCATGGGGGAGATCTCGCGGTTTTTGCATAGTGCGTCGATGTAATCAACCCATGCGCAGCGGGTATCGGTGGCGTACATGGTTCCGGCGCCCGAGTAGTCGATGATTTTTTTCCGGTCAAGGTGTGGGTGGTCGCGCCAGAACTGGCGGCGTAGTTCGGTTTGTGTGGTGATACGGTGCTTCATGGTTTTGGATCCTGGGTGTTAACGGTTAACGGGCGGCGATAAAGCGGCCACGGAGGGTAATGGTCACGGGGCAGTCATGCGGATAGGCGCGGGCAAAGTCGAGCGCCTTGGCGAAGTCGGCGACATGGTGCAGGGCTTGCCAGTCTGCGCCAGCGTGGACGGTATAGGCGGTGAGGCGGTGCCAGCGTGCCAGGATGGCGGCGCGGGCCTTGCGGGTGATGCGGCGGGCGGCGGTCATTGCTGGGGCTCCTGGGTGACGGTTTGAATGAGGTCGAGGATTTTTTGGGCCAGCGCAACGGGCTGCTCGTGCGTGAATGCGGCGACATAGGGATAGGCGGCTTGCAGCGCGTCCAGCATCTCATGCGCGGCGTCTATTAGCCGGTCGTATTCTTGTATGGTTACCATGTCGTTTCTCCTGTAGTGGCTTTGCGGACAGTCCGGGCGGGCTGTCTGAAAAGCCCCCAGCGGGGGCGAGCGGTCAATATCCGTCCGCGTAATCCTCCAGGCTGGTGACAAGGCCGTCAAAGTCCTCTGAGGGGCCGAGCATCTGCGCCAGGGCGTAGACGGTCGATCGTTCAATTCCGAGATCATCGGCTAGGTTGTTGAGGTAGTCGCGGCGGTTCTCGTAGCCTTGTTGCTGATAGATAGTCATGGTTTGGGCTCCTGGTGGTGGTGTGCTGTAAGTATGCACCAGACAGGAAAGCGAGATCAATGCCTGCCAGCTCATATTTTTATATCGGGTTTGGGTTCTTGATAGATTCTCTAAATGTTCCTATCATTGCGACGTGTCCTGGCGGGCTGTCGGCATGGTGCGGCGGTCGGTGTCCGGGGCAAATGCCCGAAGGGCTAACGGCAAAACATCATGCGTCTAAGTAAGGCAGAGCTACTAGAGCAGGCAGAACATATACCCGTCTCCAGCATCCTGGGTAAGGGCGTCACCCAACAACTCACGCCAAAGCAAAAGAAATTTGCCCGGGAGATAGTCAAGGGTAAGACTAAAGCGGACGCGTACAGGGCAGCATACGACGTGACCAGTCGGCATACCATGGCCAGCAAGCCCTACGAGCTAATGCGGGACGAGAGAATCAAGGCAGAAATTGCGGCGCTGGAAGCGGCTGAACGTGCGCAGGCATACCGGACGCCCTCACGATTGCGGGCATTAGTGGTCGAAACCCTAGCGCAAGTGGCTACAAACCCAGAGGAAAAGACCAGCGACCGGCTGAGAGCGGCCCAGCTAATCGGCCAGATCACCGAGGTGGCGGCCTTCACCGAGCGAAAAGAGGTTCGCACCATCTCCAGCAGCGAAGCGGCGCGGGCTGCGGTGCTTGATGAGATCAAGGCGCTTATGGCCCAGGCTGAGGAAGTGACCGATGTCGAGGCTAAAAGCCTGCTAGAAGAACTATCAGCCCCCATGCCTGACGCTGACTCTGGAAATGTTACCAAACAAAACGACAACGACCCAGCAGAGCCACCGGATACCCCATGAGAGTATGCGCCAATGCTAAGTCATTGATCTATATAGGATGAACACCGACCAAGCCCCACCGAAGTGCCGGAAAACACGGGTCGAGACCCCGAAAAGTGGGGAAATACGGTGGGGGGGTATCAGGGTACGGGGTGGGCACCACCCGTTGCCAGTTAGGAGTCCCGTAGATTACTGCGCATACTATTCCCCTCAAACAATCCGTTATTCCACTCAAACAATCCGCTCAATCGCAAACCCGAAGCCGATAGAAGAAGCCTATGAGGACCGAGACGTATCCTGAGATTGACCGGCTGGAGATTTCGGCTGAGAAGTTTGGAAACGTTTCCAAGCGATCTTTGAAGACCCCCCCGGTGCGAAGGATAAGTAGGAGGGGGGAGGGGGGTATAAAAATTGACGTAAGAACTCATCATCAGAATGACAAGATGATGTTGAGGTCTGGGGATTTGAAGCGGGAAGAGGTTTGGGGGTTGGAGATGACTGAGGCTGAGAGGCATGTGTACTTGATCATTGAGGTGTTCTGGCAGAAGTATGGGTTTGCGCCTTCGTACTCTGATATTGCGTATTTGAGGGGGGTGAAGGGTGTTGGGAACATCAAGAGGATTGTGGACAAGTTGGTGTTGATGGGTGCGGTGAAGAGGATTCCTGGGGCCAAGAGGAGTGTGAGGCCGGTGTGGATCAACTTTAGGAACTTGGAATGAAGATGGACAAGATTGGTCAGTTGCTTGAGAGGCTTGCTCCTGGGGATCAGGAGAGGCTGCTTGAGCAGTTGAATGAGTACAAGATGGCGGTGGAGAGGGAGAGGTGCCAGGACTCGTTCATGTCGTTCGTGAAGAAGATGTGGCCGGGGTTTATTCATGGACGTCACCATGCCGTGATGGCAAAGGCTTTTGAGGACATAGCCTCTGGAAAGCTGAAACGACTAGCCATCTCAATGCCTCCGCGTCACACAAAGAGTCAGTTTGGTTCGTATCTCTTTCCGGCATGGTTTTTGGGCAAGTTCCCAAACAAGAAGATCATTCAGGCATCGAACACCGCCGAACTGGCCGTGGGTTTTGGGCGTAACGTCCGGAACTTGGTGATGAGCGACCAGTATGCAGACGTCTTTCCTGATGTTCGCTTGCGGCAAGATTCCAAAGCTGCGGGACGCTGGAGCACAAACCACGGAGGTGAGGCGTTCTCCATCGGCGTTGGCGGAACAATGACCGGTAGGGGTGGTGATTGTCTTGTGGGCAACACTATGATAATGACGTACAATGGCTTGAAACGAATTGATGAGATCAAGCCAAATGAGTACGTCCTGTCCTACTGCGAAGCCAGCCATAGATCCGTCTATCGAAAGGTTATTGCTGTCGCTCAACGCCAAGCCTTTGCCACCTACCAAGTACGTGATCGACATGGAAACATGGTTGAAGCAACTGGAAACCATCGAATCTACTATGAAGGAGGTTGGGCCAAGGCGGAGACCATTGCTGTTGGTGGAAGCGTCTTGTCCTATTTGCCGGAGTTCTTTTCAGAGGGAGCAGTACGAGTTTCGGAAAAAATTTCTTGCGAACCCAAACTACAGTCCAGTGTGCAGCCTAAGCTGTGGCACGCGGCAGAAGAATTTGCTGGCCGGGATCAAGTCTGTAGCCACATGCAAGAACTGCGGAAAGGAAATGTGGGACAACCCACTTCGGAGAAGGGCCTGCTCGGACGAGTGCAGGAAAGAGCTATCCATCAAGCGCGGGCTAAAAAATCGCACGGTGGCAGAAAGGCGTTGCGTTATTTGCGGCGTCTCTTACAGGCCTGCAACAAATACGTACGAGAGCAAATGCTGCTCCATGAAGTGCAAGAACGATCTTCACGCAATGGAGATGAAGGAAGCAAACAATCCTGGCTGGAAGGGCGGCATTTCACCGGCGCGCGCAAAGTACAAGGCTCAACGCGATTTTCGATTGGCCAAGCGTCACGCACAGAAGATGGATGGGGATATGTGCGTGGTATGCAACTCTCCGGAGAGTCTGGAGGGTCATCACATCAACCACAACCCGCTGGACAACAGGTTCGTGAACTTGGTAACTTTGTGCAGGAAATGTCACTCCCTGCACCATGCAATGGAGAAAAGCAACCGCAAGCTAGTGCTGTTTCCATGGTTGAGCGAGTACGCCATCCAGAGGGAGTCACTGTCTACGACATAGAAGTTGAGGGCACGCACAACTTTTTTGCCAACGGCATCTTGGTCCACAACTGCGTGATCATTGACGATCCTCACGACGAACAGACCGCAGCATTGGCAATGCACAACCCTGAGCTGTACGACAAGACGTATGAGTGGTACACGTCAGGTCCGCGTCAGCGTTTACAACCTAACGGCGCCATAATCATCATCGCTACACGGTGGAGTGAAAGAGATCTCATTGGGAGGGTGCTAAAAGATGCCGCTGAACGCGGCAAAGAAGATGAGTGGAGATATATTGAATTTCCTGCCATTCTTCCATCAGGCAAACCTCTGTGGCCAGAGTATTGGTCGCTAGAGGAACTCGAAGCCCTAAAGGCCGAGCTGCCTCCGAATAAATGGAATGCCCAGTACCAGCAGCGTCCGACTGGCGAGGAAGGGGCCATCATTAAGCGGGAGTGGTGGCAGAGGTGGAAGAGTGATACGCCGCCTCCGTGCGAGTTCATCATCCAGGCTTGGGATACGGCTTATACGAAGGGCCAGAGAAACGACTACTCGGCTTGTACAACCTGGGGCGTGTTTGATCTGAACGACAACCCGAACGACAAGAACATCATCTTGTTGGACAGGTACATGGAGCGTCTTGAGTTTCCTGACTTGAAGATCAAGGCCAAGGAGTTGTATGAAGAGTGGCAACCGGACTCATGCATCGTGGAAGCGAAGGCCTCTGGTCTTCCGTTGATCTATGAGTTGAGGCAGATGGGGCTGATCATTTCCGACTACACGCCTACGCGAGGAACGATCAAGCAGTCAAACGACAAGATAGCTCGTGTGAATGCGATTGCCGACATTGTGAAGTCCGGCAAGGTGTGGGCGCCGGAGACGAGATGGGCTGATGAGTTGATCAACAACATGGCCGCCTTCCCGAACGCGGCCCATGATGACGATGTGGATACAGCCGTGATGGCATTGTCTCGTTTCAGGCAGGGCGGCTTCTTGCGCTTGGAAACTGACTACGAGGATAATAGCTTCCACATGCCAAAGAAGGCCGCTTACTACTGAAGGACGCCAGATGAATATTGACAAGTCACTCTACTCCGCTCCCGTTGGACTCGGGGCGCTGGAAGAGGAGCCGATTGAGATTGAGATCGTTGATCCTGAGTCTGTGAAGATCGGCATTGACGGTTTGGAAATTGAAATCGAGCCCGAGGAAGAGACGGCTGAGGACTTCGACGCCAACTTGGCCGAGTACATGGATGAGGGCCAGATGTCCACCATGGCATCCACCCTCCTCAATGACATCGACAACGACAAGAACTCCCGCAAAGACTGGGAGCAGGCCTATGTTGACGGCCTGAAACTTCTTGGCCTGAAGTACGAAGAACGCACCGAGCCATGGAACGGAGCTTGCGGCGTCTTCCACCCGATGATCACTGAAGCCGTTGTAAGGTTTCAGTCAGAGACGGTCATGGAAACGTTTCCAGCCAAAGGCCCAGTCATGGCGAAGATCATTGGCAAGGAGACTCAGGACAAGAAGGAGGCTGCCAATCGCGTTCAATCTGATATGAACTATCAGTTGACAGAGCGGATGATTGAGTATCGTCCAGAGCACGAGAAGATGCTTTGGAGTCTGCCTGCTACTGGCTCGGCTTTCAAGAAGGTGTACTACGACCCAAGCCTTGGTCGTCAGGTGAGCATCTATGTTCCTGCTGAAGACATAATTCTTCCGTACGGCACTTCAAACATTGAGACATGCCATCGTGTTACGCACGAGATGCGCAAGACGAAGAACGAGATCGTCAAGCTGCAGCAGTCCGGCTTCTACCGCGATGTGGACATTGGCGAGCCAGGGCATGGAGTTGACAATATCCAGAAGGCCAAGGACGAAGAGACTGGCTTTGCAGACCTCAACGATGAGCGTTACGTTCTACTTGAGTGCCACGTTGACCTGAACCTTCCTGGGTTTGAAGACAAGAGCGATGACGAAGAAACCGGCATCATGCTCCCGTATGTCGTTACCCTCATCAAGGGCACGGGCGCGGTTCTCTCTATCCGAAGGAACTGGAAGGAAGATGACGAGCTTCGCCTGAAGCGCCAGCACTTCGTTCACTATCAGTACATCCCTGGCTTTGGGGCCTATGGCTTTGGCCTGTTCCACCTGATCGGTGGATACGCAAAGTCCGCCACCAGCCTCATGAGGCAACTGGTTGACTCCGGTACTTTGGCTAACTTGCCCGGCGGCTTGAAGTCTCGCGGGCTTCGTATTAAGGGCGATGACACCCCTATCGCTCCTGGCGAATGGCGTGATGTGGATGTTGGCTCTGGAGTCATCCGAGACAATATCCTTCCGCTGCCGTACAAGGAGCCGAGCCAGACCCTGTTTGCCCTTCTTGGGAACATCGTAGAGGAAGGCCGCAGGTTCGCCGCCACCGCTGACATGAAGGTCAGCGACATGAGCGCCCAGGCTCCGGTTGGAACCACCCTGGCTTTGCTTGAGCGGCAACTGAAGGTGATGACCGCCATCCAGGCGCGAGTCCACTTTAGCCTGAAGCAAGAATTCAAGCTGCTCAAAGAGATCATCAAGGACTACGCCGACGAGTCTTATGACTACGAGCCGGAGACAAATTCTCCTCGCGCTCGTCGTGCCGACTTCTCCTTGGTTGAGGTTATCCCGGTCAGCGACCCCAACGCCGCGACCATGAGCCAGCGCGTGGTTCAATACCAAGCAGTCATTCAACTGGCTCAATCTGCTCCCCAGATTTACGATCTGCCTCAACTTCACCGTGGCATGTTGGATGTCCTTGGAATCAAGCACGCAGACAAGCTGGTGCCACTTCCTGAAGATCAGAAGCCGCGTGACCCAGTGACTGAAAACATGGAAATCTTGAAGGGCAAGCCCGTCAAGGCATTCGCCTATCAGGATCACGAGGCGCACATTGCTGTTCACACGGCGGCAATGCAAGACCCAATGCTCCAGAAGCTCATCGGGCAAAACCCAAACGCCCAGGTTCTGTTTGGATCCGCGCAGGCCCATATCGCAGAACATGCCGCCTACCTGTACCGTCAAAAGATCGAGCAGCAACTTGGCCTCACGCTTCCTCCGGAAGAAGAGAAGCTGCCGCCTGAGATTGAGACGGCGCTGTCTGGAATGATGGCTCAGGCTGCGCAGCGAGTCCTCCAGCAGAATCAGGCGATGGCCCAGCAGCAGCAGGCCCAGCAGCAAATGCAAGATCCGGTGCTGCAGTTACAGATGCAAGAGATGGAACTCAAGAAGGCCCGCGAGGCTCGTGAGTCCAAGAAGACCGACGCCGACATCGCAGCAAAGGCGGATGAGCTTCGCTTGAAAGAGATGAAGGTTCAGATCGACGGCGCGGCCAAGGCTGACCAGCAGGAACTCAGTGAGCGCAAGCAAACTGCCAGCGAAGAGATGGCCGAGCAACGCAACGTCATTGACGCCCACAAGATTGGCGTGATGGGCCGGTCGATGGAGGCTGAAATTCTTTCCCAGGATAGGGATGCAGCCATGCGACTTATGGATATGATTCAGCGTCAGAACCAGACCAACAATCTCGGGGAAAGCAAATGATCAAGAAATTCGCCGAAGTCTTGAAAAACGAAATTCGGCGCGACATGAACAACTACACTGACGACTTGGCAAATGGTGTATGCCAGTCATTTGATCAGTACCAAAAACTCTGCGGCGTGATTCAAGGCCTAGCGATTGCAGAGTCTCACCTCCTGGCCTTGCTTGAGAAAGTTGAAAAATCAGATGAGTAACATCATTCTGCCTCCTGGCATTACCCTGCCAAACGCCATTCAACCGGCTGAACAGCCGCAAGATGGCGCAACCGCCGAAGAAAAGGCGCGACAACTGCCGCAGCCCACGGGATACAAACTCCTGTGTGTGGTTCCCGATGTGACCGATACTTTTGAAAACTCCAGCATCATCAAGGCTGAGAGCTTCATGAAGTCTGAGGAGCACGCGACTACGGTGCTGTTTGTCTTGAAGGTCGGTCCAGACGCATACAAGGACACCGCGAAGTTCCCGAGCGGCCCCTGGTGCAAGGAAGGAGACTTTGTTCTTGTGCGCACGTACTCTGGTACGCGGTTCAAGATTTACGGCAAAGAATTCAGACTTCTCAATGACGATCAAATCGACGCCGTTGTCGATGACCCTCGCGGAGTCACCCGCGCTGCTGTGTAAGGAGGTAGTATGAGTACGGAAGACTACAAATTCCCCGACGAAAAGCCTGAAGAAATTGAGGCCGTTGAGGATCAAATTGAGATTGAGGTCGTAGACGACACTCCA